GAATGTTATTGCGCTAATTAATGACCGCTATCACGATTGCGGTGGAAGATGTTCAAGATCGTGTTTAAAATCCGTTTTGTCAATTGGGTGTAGTTGTGCTAACAGGTGCACTCTTTCGTCAGACGGTAATAGGGTTATAATTTCGTGTCCAGATTGTGACGCGTTATTATATCCTTGTACATGCAGTAATGTTCATGAAAGTGCGTTGAGTCTATGTAGGTCATCTAGTGCTTGCAGAAGACAACGTACATCTGGTGGTGATTTTATTGGATGGGATTTGCAGTGCCCTTTTAGAATCGCAAGAAATATTACCAGAGAGGCATTGAGTCTAGAGAATTCCAATAGGGGCTCTCGAAGACAGTGCGATTTCCATCATAATTCTTTTGACACTTTATCACAATATTATTGTGATGATTATTTCATTGAAAATATAATGATACCAACACAAATATTTATTCATGATATTCAGACAACGCCTGATTTATTTGTTGTCCGAAATCAAAATCCTTATGATCTTATCTTTGATAAGATCGATCATTTATTTGCCGCCGGTTTTTCCGTTGGTCTGCGAAAATGTGGATCCTATTGCGGCTATGAAATTAGAAAAGATACTTCGTTAACATCAGTCTTGATAGATACTGAGAGAAGTACTTATTTGGCCCTCAGTGATATGACCATGTATGATTTAAATACAATATGTGAGGAGCCTGAATTATCAGAATGGTATTATCGTGGCAATGTACGCGGTGACTCCATTCTGCGCAACATATATGAGAATGATACAACCTCAACTGATACCGGTTCTTTCTGGGAAGATGATGATACAGATGATGATATGATTGAACAAACTACTCTTTATTCGATTAAAGATGTATCTAAATCGTGGTTTATCATTCAACTAAAACATAAAAAATTTACAAACAGTGAGAAATTTAATTTCTCCAGAGATTTTTGGCGTTCTTCTATTAATGATCTGAAGAAAATTTCAGATCAAATTAGTGATTTGGTTAAGAGGAAAAATATTTCTATTTCAGATGCTAGATTATTCTATAAATTTTTTATAGAACATATTTATGGCTTTAAACCGAATGCAATTTTGAAGAAGTACGTTATTGATCAAAAGAAATTATACGAGTATGAATCACAAGGTTTTTGTGACGAATGGCAAGACATGGAGGAAGAAATGGAACCAGAATTCTTGGGTCTATCCTTACCTTCATTAAATATTAATCATAATATTTCATTGCCCCCAAACGTCATGGAAACTGTAAATTTAGTGAACTCGTTTATTCCCAATGGAACTCAAACTGAAAATAGTGGACCATCAATACTTGATAAATTGATTTCAATGGGCTATTTAGGAGCAACAACGTTTTATATAGCGAAGAACCATTCTTTTGAAACCTTTTTATTGGTAGTATCTCAACAAGTTATAACGCGTTATGGTATTACTGGGAAATTGTTAGGAACAGGAGATCCTTTATCAAAATTATGTGGATGTGCTCATATGGGAATCGAGACTATTCGTAAAGCCTTATCATGGTTATACCAGTGGATAAGAGGCGAAGTGTCTTGGAATCAAATGGGTATCTTGCAAGAAGATTTTGTTGAAGAGGCTTCTCTTGAAGAGGTTGTTGGTGAAATTTCCGATAATAATCCACTTTTTGCTCTATTTGGTATGGTTTGGTCATGGATGCCGTTTAGTAGTGACGAATTTTCACATAAAGGAAAAGAATATTCACAGAAATTCGTGCACTTTGTCAAGGGTTTACAAGGTATTAAGACAGCTTTTGATTTATTACCACAAATAATTGAATGGGCTATGTGTCATATTCTTGCTTGGTGGCAAGGATGTACGTATGAAGATATGGTTTTGGCAAGAACCTTTGGGGAAAAATATAAACAAACCTTATCTAGTGCTCAGAAAATTATTGCAAGATTTGAAGAAGACAATTTAGTTGCTTCCCCTGCTATGAGTATGGAAATACAAAGATTATGGGAAGAATGTACAGCAATGAATACTGACCTTAAGACAAAAGTGAACGCACCTGTTCAAAGAACTTTGGCATTTATTACCAAACAGATTGGAACTCTTAAAGACATGGCAGGATGTCATAGATCTACTTCACGGCAAAAACCTGAACCAGTTAGTATTTGGCTCATTGGTCCACCAAAGAAAGGGAAAAGTCATCTATACAAGGACTTGATGAGAGATGTTTTTGCTCTCTTAAATTTTCCGCATTTCTGTGATATAGATGTTTTTGCTAGAAACCCAAGTGATGATTATTGGGAAAATTATTGTGGACAACGAGTATGTCTATTTGATGACTGGGGATCTGTAAGATCTGAAGAAAGATGGGAAGAGATGATA